CCCATCTTTCTTTACAAAAAATTCCCACATCAGCATTTTGAAAGGAGGGAGCTTTAAATGCCAACACCAACAAAACCAGCAAATGTAATTAGACTGGAAAAAAAGAGTCATCGAACAAAAAAAGAGCTGGCATCTAGGGAAAATGCGGAAAAAGCTCTTTTGACTGGTGAAAAATTAAAAGAACGAAAAGAAGTAAAAAGTGATCCAGTAGCTCACAAAGAGTTTCTAAGAATCAAAAAACTCCTTGAAAAAATAGAGAAAAATGACGATCTATATAGCAGCGTTATCAATCGTTATTGTCAATTATATGCAGAATGTAAGGATTTTGAAGAGAAAAGAGAAGCAATTTATAAGCAGTTGCTTGATCTTCAGGAGAATTGTCAAAAGATGATTGATGAAGAAGAAATGACAATGAAAGAGTATTATAACCTAGAACTTGGAATGCAGAAAAATCTGGTTTCCCTGGATAAACAGGTGCAGGCGAAGAGAAAAATGCTTCTTGATATTGAGAAAGAAAACATCATGACGATTGCATCCGCATTAAGGTCCGTTCCGAAGAAAACAGAAAAGAAAGATAATCCTCTTTTGGCGGCTTTAAATGGTTCGTGATGGAAGAGCATACAAGTATGCACAATGGGCAGTTTCGGAAACGGAAGGAATGGTACCGCATTATGTTAAAGTGCAAGCCCAGCAATGGATGGATATTGTTGATGACTATAATGAGGATGCTTATGTAGATGAAAAAGAATTTGAGAAGATATGTAACTTGTTAAAGCTGATGATCCATCCAGACGTTCATTGCAGCATTTATGATGCAATGGAAGATTATGCCTGGTTATTGATCACAGCGACACTTTGTACGATGTGGAGAGAAGGAAGTGAGATCTATGATGATAATAAAGTTAGTTTTGAATCTTGCAAGATCAGATATTACACGACAGCTCTGTTAGAGATATCGCGTAAAAATCATAAAACATTTTATTGTGCAGTAATCATAATATTGTTAATGCTGACAGGCGTTGGATTTGGAAGATACTTTTCCGTTGCTCCAACACTCGCTCAATCATCAGAGGTAAAGCTTGCAGTTCGTAAGATATTGAAAAGCAGTCCCTTATTGGTAGATGAGGAAGATCCAGCATTTAAAATCTTACGCAGTGAAGTAACTTGTAACATTAACGAGAGTAATTTCACACCATTAGCGTACAGTAACGATAACTTGGATTCCAGATTAGCGAATGCATTCGTCGCGGACGAAGCCGGTGGAATGGATTCATATCCACTCGAAGCAATGAGATCATCACAGATTGAGATTATTAACAATCTTGGAATGGTCATAAGCACGCAGTACCCCAATGATGACAATGTTTTTATTGATGAGGTTGATATTGCGAAAAAACTATTAGATGGAGTACTTGAGTCTGAGGACGTTGGTACATATTTTTCTCTGCTGTATGAACCGGATGATGAGTTGAAAACAGGAGAAATTTGGCAGAAGGACGGTCGCTGTATTTATCAGTCGAATCCGATCGCAGTGGAGAAAAAAGCGGTTTATAAGAATATCATAAAGAAAAGAACCGCAGCGATCTTGTATGAAAACAAGAGAGAAAACTATTTGTGCAAGCATAATAATATACGATATAGAGGTCTTGGAGTCGAAGGCTATATTGATATTCAGAAAGTTAAATTATGTTTTGGAGAAATAGAAAAAGAATGGTGGAAAGGTCGAAAAGTATGGATTGGTCTGGATCTGTCATTGTCAGAAGACAATACAGCAGCGGCAATGGTTACGGAAGAAAACGGAATTATTTATGCAAAGGTACTTGGATTTTTACCAGATGGACGAATCGAGCAAAAGACAAGCAAGGAACACGTAAATTATAAACGCTGCATTGATCATGGTGATTGTATCGCATGTGGAGATGAGGTTATTGATTACAGCGTTGTTGAAAATAAGATCATGACGTTAGAAGAAGAGTATGGGGTGACAATCATGCAGATTGGGTACGATAAATGGAATGCAATTTCTTCCGTACAGAAATTTGAGGCAGCAGGATATGAATGTGTTGAAATCAAACAGCACAGTTCCGTGTTGCATGCTCCAACGAAGCTGTTGAAAGAAAAAATCTTATCTAAAGAATTTATTTACGATTCAAACAGATTACTTGAGATTAACTTCCAGAATGCAAGATGCACCGAAGACACCAACTTAAATAAATATGTAAACAAGAAAAAATCTGCTGGAAAGGTTGATATGGTAGTGAGTCTGATTAATGCCATGTACTTATTACAGCAATATATGTTGTATGGAGTAGATGATTTCTCTGTACAGACAGCATAGGAAGGAAAGAAAATGGCATTTTTTAAGAAACGAGAAAGAGCAGAGCCGGAACAGATACCGAAAGAAAATGATTGTGAAGATTTATTGATCAGTACATATCTTGGAAGAAATAATATAACGCGAGAAATGGCAGAGGAAATCCCAGCAATTCAAGGAAATCTTGATCTGATTGTAAAAACAGCTGCTAATGTGCCGATACGTTTATACAAAAAGAATGGAAAACGTGTCGAGGAAATTGAAAATGATCACAGAGTTAGTCTGTTGAATGAAGATACCGGTGATACGCTTGATGCAAAAGAAATGAAACAGGCAATGTTTCGAGATTATTTCCTCGGAAAAGGTGGTTATTGTTATGTGAATCGAGATGGACTGGAAATCAGATCTTTGCATTATGTAGATCAAAAAAATGTTGGAACTGCAAAAGATCCAGATGTGATTTTTAAGAAATATGTAATTCTGGTACAGGGGAAATCTTATTTCCCTGAGGATTTTATCAAACTTCTTCGAAATACAACAGACGGAGCGAAAGGACACAGTATCATAGAAACGAATAAAACCTTGATTTCTATTATGTACAATAACATGAAGTATGAAGAAACTCTTGTAAAGACTGGTGGAAATAAAAAAGGATTTATAAAATCACCAAGATCACTGACACAAGCTGCATTAGACAGTATCAAGGCAGCATTTAAGAAATTGTATCAGAACAATACGGAAAATGTTGTTGTATTGAATAATGGATTAGAGTTTCAAGAATCTTCTAATACATCAGTTGAGATGCAGTTAAATGAAAATAAGCAGACAAATAGCAATGAATGTTGCAAAATGCTTGGTATTCCTTCGACGATGTTGTCTGGTGGTGGAAATGAAGAGGATGATAAGAAATTTATCAAGTATTGCGTTACGAATCTGTTAGATGAATTTATGACAGCAATCAATAAAGTATTACTGCTCGAATCAGAAAAAGGGCAGTATTTTTTTGCTCCAGATATGTATGAACTGACAAAGGGAGATATTGATAAACGTTACAACGCATATAAGACAGCAACAGATAGTGGATGGTTACAGGTAGATGAGGTAAGGGAACGTGAAAACATGGAACCGCTTGGTATGAATATGATCAAGTTAGGACTTCAAGATGTTTTATATGATCCAAAGACTCAGATGCTATATGTACCAAACACGAATCAGATGCACAAATTAGGAGAAGGAGGTAACGGAGAAGGCGAATCGAAGTAAGAGCTGGACAGGATGGAAAGAAGTCCGTCATTATCGAAGGATATGTGAATGTGACAAATCGAAGATCAAGACCGATTCCAGACGGAAAAGGCGGGTATTTTTTAGAAGAAATTCAACCTGGAGTGTTCCAGCGAGCAACAAAAAAGGCAGAAGAAATTAAATTATGTCTTGATCACCGCAGAGAAATCGGTGGAACAAAGAGTAATCTGTCACTGAAAGAGGATGTGATCGGATTAAAGGCACGTGCAGAAGTAACAGATTCAGAAACTGTGAAGGCAGCAGAGGAAAAAAGATTAAGAGGTTGGTCTTTTGGTTTCAGAAAACCAAGAGAAGAACGTGCAGAAGAAAATGGGATGAGTATCCGAAAGATCTCAGATCTTGAGCTGACAGAAGTGTCAATTATCGATAACAAGATGAAGCCTTGGTATAATTCGACTACGATTGAAGCCAGAGCAGAAGGTGAGAATGAAATCGAAGTCAGAGCCCAGGAAGATGATCTTGACTATATAAGTAATAAGAAACCTGAAAACGATGCAGAAAAAAGCAGAGCAAAGATCAAGAAGATGATCGAAGAAGCCGGAGGTAATATTTAAGGAAGATTACAAGAGTAAACAGCAGACGTATGAAAATGAATATCCAGTTTTTTGCCGGAGAGGGTAAAGAAAAGGATAACATTAAAGCATTAAGAGAAAACAGAGCAGAAAAAGTGGAAGAGTTAAAACTTTTATATGCCACTTTGGAAGCAGAAGAAAGAGCTATTACAGACGATGAAGAAAAACGTGCGGAAACACTCAATGATGAGATTAAGAGAATTGATAAAACCATTCATATCCTTGAAGATATGAAAAAGAATATTGAGGAACGTGGGGAAAGAGAAGATCCAGAGATTGATCCAGATCCAGAAAAAGAAGAAGAGAAAAGAGCAGAAGAGGAAGAAAAAGCCTTTGCAGATTACCTCAGAGGAGTGGTCACGGATGAACATCGTGCTGCAAACATTACAAAAACAGATAATGGGGCGGTGATTCCGAAAACGATCGCAAATAAGATCATCAAACAGGTCTATGATATTTCTCCAATCCTTGAAAAGACAACAAAATACAATGTAAAAGGTGATCTGGAAATTCCGAAGTATCCAGCAGATTCAGATGATATTACTATGGCATATCATGATGAATTTACAGAACTGGAAGCAAAAGCAGGGAAATTTACAACAATATCTTTAAAAGGATTCTTATCAGGAGTGTTATCACTGGTATCTAACTCACTGATCAATAATTCACAGTTCGACATTGTATCCTTTGTGATTGATCAGATGGCATATAACGTATCACGATTCGTTGAAAAAGAACTTTTGATCGGAACAGACAACAAGATTGAAGGTCTGAAAGGTGTAGTGCTTACTACAACAGCAGAGAAAGCAACAGCGATCAAAGCAGATGAACTGATCGATCTTCAGGATTCTATTAAAGATGCATTCCAGACAGATGCGATCTGGATAATGAACTCCAAAACAAGAACAGCAATCCGTAAATTAAAAGATCAGAATGGAAGATATTTGTTACAGGATGACGTTAATGCACCATTTGGAAAAGTGCTGTTAGGGAAACCAGTGTACTGTTCTGATAACATGCCAGAGCTGGCAGCATCAGCAACAGCAATCTATTATGGAGATATGTCAGGACTTGCTGTAAAGATTGCAGAAGATCTTGAGATTGCAGTTTTACGAGAAAAATACATGACACAGCATGCAACAGGAATTGTTGGATGGATGGAAATGGATTCCAAAGTCGAAAATGAGCAGAAGATTGCAAAAATGGTTATGGCTGCGGAGTAACAGATGAAAATTAGAGCAAAAGCCGATTTTTATGGATCTATAAAGATGGACAAAGATGAGACACGGGAGATTGAAAATGATCCCGTGATCTCTGATCTGTTAAAAATGGGATTGATAGAGATCCTGGATGAACAGGAAGGCGGTGAGTCAGATGAGAGTGAGTGAAATTGATGAAGATTATCTTGTGAATTATCTGAAACTAGATGAACCAGACGATGACGATATCAAATTTGCTCAAACCTGTCTGGATGCAGCGAAAAGTTTTATCAGAGGGCAGACAGGTCTTGATGACGAACAGATTGATGCATACGAAGATATTACGATCGCAGTATTGGTACTCACACAGGATATGTATGATAATCGTCGGTTGTATGTCGAAAAAAGCAATGTAAATAAGGTAGTAGACAGCATTATTTATCAGTATGCGGAGAATTGGTTATGAAAGAGATCAACATCGGAAAGATGAATAAGAAAATATACATATGTACACCAAGAACAACACAGGATGAAATGGGACAGGATATCATGACCTATGAAAAAGGAAAAAGGATATGGGCAACCGTAAAATCTGTGCGTGGTGGTGAATATTATGATGCTTTGAAGCTGTCTCCAGAGGTATCTTATATCATTTATACAAGATACAGGAAAGACATACATCCAGATACAATCCTTATGTATCACGGAAAGAAACTGGAAGTGAAGCATGCAGCTGATATTGAAGAAGAGCAGGTAATGCTTGAGATTCAGTGTACAGAGTATAAGAAAAAAGGAGCAGATCATGGATGGATTGGAATTTGACGGACTGAATGATCTGGTTGATGGATTAGAAAATGCAGTCAGCAAGTATCCAGATCTTGCAGAGGCAAGCTTAAAAAGAGAGCAAAGAGATTTTAAAAAAGATATGATCCGTGAGACATGGAGTGCAGTGGATAAGCACACAGGAAATCTTGTACGAGGCTTTCGATTTTCAGCAATCAGAGGAAACAGATCTAATATGGAAACAGATTTCTATGCAGAGGGCAGCAAGAAAGGTGCGCATTTTCATTTGGTCAATAATGGTCATGAAATGGTAACGGTTGTCAGCCGGAACGGAAAGAAGGTTCAAGGCGGTGGGAAGACCGTTGGATTTGTTGCCGGGCGCAGAATCAAAGAACCAGTGATCGAGAGGTGGCATCAAGAACATGCAAAGAGAGCTGAAAAAATGCTGGAAAAGATTCATGAGGAAATTGAAAAATGATACCAATCAAAGAACTGAAAGCAAGTTATATCAAGGTTTTGCGTGAAGCAGTTCCGGGTACGAGAATTTATAGTAATGAAGTAGAGGAAGGTTATGAAACGCCATCCTTATTTGTTCAGATGATTCCTCTGATATTTAAACAGAGGGAGACGGCAAGTATCACACGATCAAGTTATATGTTTGAAACGACGTTTTTACAGTATAAGAAAAATGATGCCGAACAGCTTGAAATCATGGAAAAGATAAGAGACAAATTAGGTGATCATTTGGAAGTGGAAGACCGGAAGATATTTGTGGAAGAACCAGAGATTCAATACACCGGACAGGCTCATAATATCATACAATTTGTTTTCAAAGTTGAATTTTTAGAAGACTGCCGACAGGCAGCAATAGAGCAGATGATGCAGGAAGTTAATATGAAGGAGATGATAACAAAGGGGAACATGCAGCATTAATATAACCTTTATTGAAAAAGCAAAGACAGTGATTGAAAGATCTGGAAGTAAAAACGTAGGTCTGATCATTCCTGGAACAAACAATGACAGGATTTTAAAGATTGCGCCAGGAGATAATATTCCAAGTGCTGGATTAAAGTACAAAGAACAGATTGAGATGGCACTGATTGGAAACACGGTCAAACCGAAAAAGCTGGTCGTTGCATTTTCAGGAGTAGATCATGCAGAGATTGACGATGCATTAAATGCATTGGCGGATGAAAATGTAAGTTATGCAGCAGTCAGCACACAGACAGAGACAGTAGCATCGAAAGTTGTCAGCTGGGTAAAGGAACAGCGAGAAATTGGAAAAAATATCAAAGCTGTTTTACCAGAAAATACAGCGGATAATGAAGCAGTCATAAACTTTTCCACAGAAAGTGTATCAATTGTTGATAAGTCATACACTGCAGAGCAGTTTTGTGCCAGAATGGCAGGATTGTTTGCAGGAACACCGATTACAGAAAGTGCAACATATGCGGTGCTGCCAGAAGCGACAGATTGTACACGAATGTCCAAAAAAGAGATGGATTCAGCAATTGATGCAGGAAAACTGATCCTGTTTTATGAAGACGGAGAAGTCAGAGTTGCACGTGCAGTTAATTCATTTACAACAAAGACCGATGAAAAAGGAGATCAGTATAAAAAGATTAAGCTGGTCGATATTATGGACACAATCAAGAGTGATCTGAGAAGCACGATCAGAAATGAGTGGATTGGGAAAAAGGCCAATACTTATGATAATAAATGCCTTTTAATCTCTGCAATTCAGGGATATATGGATGATCTTGTATTACAGAATGTCTTAGAATCTGCAACAGTAGAAATTGATATTAATGGAAACAAACAATATCTTGAACAAAATGGTGTGGATGCTACAGATATGAGCAGTGATGATATCAAAAAAGCAAATACAGGAGATAAAGTATATTTAGTTGCAAATATCAAAATGAATGATGCAATTGAAGATGTAACGTTAGAAATCAGCATTTAAAGGTTTGTCAGAGTCTGACAAAGATATTCAGGAGGTAACAAAGGGATAGTTATAAACCAGATCATGTTATAAATGGAACATTTGGAAATGTATGGTTAAATGATCAGTACATGGCAGAATCTACAGCATTACAAGCAAAGTATAAGATTACAAAAAGTGATGTTGTACAGACAAATACGTTAAGCAAAGGGCAGAAGATCACACAGTTAGAAGGAACTGGAACATTAAAAATGAACAAAATTTCTTCTTATATGATCAAACTGTTGCTTGCAGATATTAAAAAAGGGATCATGCCGGATATTACGATCATAACAGCATTGAAAGATCCAGCATCACTTGGAACAGAAAGAGTCAAAATTACAGGAGTTAGTTTCGATGAGCTTACACTGGCAGATTGGGAAGCAAACAAGTTAGGCGAAGAATCCTACCCATTTACGTTTGCTGATGCAGAACCAATTGACTTAATTTAGGAGGATAAGATGAATTTAGTAGAGAAATTATTACAGCTTGACAAGAAAGATGTTCTAGATAATAAAACAGGAACTTATAAATCAGGGAATATGCAGCAGTTGGTTGGTGACCCAACGATCACAATTCAGGAAATTGATGCGGAGCGTCTGATGGAATTACAGACATTGCCACTTGATAAGGCAGGAAATTATAATTTTCAACAGGGATATGCAGCAAATTTAATGACAGTTGCAGAAGGCGTGATCAATCCAGATCTTAAAAGTAAAGAATTGCAGGAGCATTTTGGAGCAATCAATGCCTCTGATCTTGCGAAAATTCTGTTTAAAACAGAAGTGCCGGAGATCGCAACAGAAATTGCTAATTTATCAAGTCCAGATGTGGTCGATGAAGAAGAACTAAAAAACTAATTCACGAAAGAGGAGATATACAGATGGCATATCTCCTCTTTCGCGATCATAATATGACTCCGTCGCAATACTATGATCTTGGAGCAAATGAGAGAGCAATGCTGAGAGCATTTATAAGACAGGAATGCCAGGAAAGAGAGGAATTGTACAAGGAGCAAAGTAGTTGATGCAACACTACGACTGATAGATAAGTATACCGAACCATTGAAAAAAGCTGCAGAGCAGACACAGCATCAGGTTGGCTATATGAAACGGCAGGCGAACCAGATTAAGAGTGTTGGAAAGAGTATGTCCAGTTTTGGCTCATCTCTGACGAAAAATGTAACAGCTCCGATTCTTGCAACACTTGGAGCAACTGGAAAGATGGCTGATACATTTGAAAAAGATATGGGTCAGGTCAATACGCTTTTGGATAACAAAGAGCATCTGCAAAAGTACAAGGATACAGCGATTCAGGTGTCGAATGATACAGGAATTGCATTAGGAACAGTATCAAAAGGTGTATATCAGACAATCAGTTCCATCGGAGATCTTGGAAAGAAAACACAGGATATCTTTTCAATATCAGCAAGAGCGGCTAAAGGTGGAGGTGCTTCCGTAGCAGAATCAGTAGCATTGATCAGTTCTGGAATGAAAGGCTATGACAGTGTGAATGTCAAGACGGCACAATCAATCAGTGACATGGCTTTTATGACCCAGAAGTTAGGTGTTACGACATACAAGGAGCTGGCATCAAGTATGCAGCCTCTGTTTCCACTTGGAAAATCGTTGAATGTATCATATCAGGAATTGTTTGGAAGTATGGCAACCCTGACAGGTGTGACAGGAAATACAGCGGAAGTCACCACGCAGATGAAAGGGTTGTTTACTGGTTTATTGAAACCAACGGATTCCATGTCGAAATTAATGCAGAAATATGGATATCAAAATGGACAGGCTATGATCAAATCAGAAGGAATGTCTGGAGTACTAAAAATCTTGCAAAAGGAAACAGGCGGACAGTCAGATAAAATGGCAAAGCTGTTCAGTAATTCCAGAGCATTAACAGCGGCGATCGCATTGACTGGGTCACAATATGATACATTTCGAGAGAAAACAAAGAAAATGAATCAGGCATCAGGAGCAACAGAAAAAGCCCTGAAAGATATGAAAACGTCAACGAGTGACATAAGAAAAGCAATCAATTCAGCAAAAAACTCATTGACGGTCTTTGGAAGCTCTGTATTGAAAGTTGTTGCGCCATCAATTACTACAGGTGCAACAAAACTTGCTAATTTTGCAAAGAAATTTTCAAAGCTGAATCCCGAAACGCAAAAATTTATTGTAAGAATGGCGTTGACTGTTGCAGCAGTGGGTCCGGTAATAAAAATTATTGGAACACTTACAACAGGAATAGGAAGTCTTGCAGGAAGAATGGTCACGCTGTATGGAAAGTTCTCACAAGCAGAAAGTATATCTGCTTTCTTAGGACCTGGAGGAAAGATTGCCTTGGTATTGGCGGCAATCGCTGTTGCAG